AATGCTTTATTATTTTTACATTCGTTCAACTATGAGCATAGTAAAGTATAAAGCTGCTACAATAAACAAGGCGAATTTATTGAGCATAGCGCCTTTAGAATTTTGGCTGCTATCATTTCCGAACCGCGATAATAGTAATTACGATGTAACTACGGCGGCTGATTATCTTATAAATTTCTGCAATCATGTAGGATTCTACAATACTGAAAACATACGCGGGCGCGGTGCATGGCAGGAAAAAAACGGCGTTGTATTTCATGCAGGTCAACAGCTTATCCAGGATAAAAAGCGCTACAATCTTGGCGGCTTAGATACTAAATATAGCTATGTTTATAACAAGGCTATTGATATGCCTATTGAAGCGCCTTTAATAGCTACTGAGGCGGGAATGCTGCCAAAGATTCTAAACAAGCTAAATTGGCAAACTAAAGCGGATGCAATATTTTTGTCAGGTTGGTTAGCATTGGCACCGATTAGCGGCATATTAAAATGGCGTCCTCACATTTGGATAACAGGACCGCGCGGCAATGGTAAATCATGGGTATTGGAAAATATTGTAAATGAAATTATAGGTAACATTGCAGTTAGTGTACAGGGCACGGCGGCAACAGAACCCGCTGTAAGGCAAAAATTAAATTCAGATGCGCTACCTGTTACAATTGATGAAGGTGAGGGCAATGATGAACGCGCGGCACAACGTATGCAGGAAATTATAGGTTTAGCACGGGCGGCAAGTTCTGAAAAATCGCCCGCAATTGCTAAAGGCGGCAAAGATGGAAAAGCTATTGATTATTTTGTGCGAAGCTGTTTTTTATTCGTATCTATAAATCCGCAGTTAGTCAATGATTCTGATAAGCGCCGTTTTTGTGTTTTGGAACTAAAGAAATTAGCCGACCCGAAGCAATTTAATGAAGTTGAAAAGCTAAAGAATAAAATAATCTTTGAAGACTTTGGACCACGTTTTCAAGCGCGAATGCTAAACTTAGCAGATAACATACAAAAAAGCATTAAGCTATTTACACACGCCGTATCCCTTATAACTGAAGATAGGGCAGTAGGTGACCAGTTCGGTGCGCTTATGGGCGGTTGGTGGCATACGCTGCACGATGACCCTGTTACGCCCGAAATAGCATTAGAAGAAGCGGCTACTATTTTAGATATGCGCAATTATGAAGAAGACAAAGAAGACCTAACAGATGAACAAAGATGTTTGCAGCAAATACTAAGTCAGGAAATACGCATCGAAGCGGAAAACTACGTAGGTACTAAAACCGTTGGCGAACTTGTAGAATGCGCGCATAATTATCAGCCAAGTGTTAGACCATCGCAAGCGGAGGCAAACGAACGTTTAATGCGATTAGGTATTCGCGTCATTGGTGACGACCTTTTAATACTAAATACATCGGTTTTTGTAAAAAAAGTTTTAAATAATACGCCTTGGCAAATATCATGGAATACTATTCTTTTAAGGCTGAAAGGCGCATCAAGGCGAAGTAACACGCGTTTTGCAGCTGGTATGTCGGGGCGCTGCGTTTCAATAAATTTAAAAAATTTATAAAAGTTTTTATAAAAAAGCTTGCATTTATAAAAAAGAGTTGTAATTTTGTATCACAATTGATTTATAACACAACAAAAAACTTCAAATTATGACAACTTTACAAGAACTAAAAGCATGGAAAGAAGAAAAAATGAAGCCATTTAATGAACTTCAGGATGACAGAATGCAAAGATATTATGATTGTCAAGATGATACTATTTTTGGCGGTTCATCTTGGAATGCTACTCAAGAAAAAATAAATTCTATACGCGAATTTTATAGCCTTATGGAGCAGCAGATAACTGAAGGTTGTGTAAAATATGACTTTGTTCAAACTCGATTATTTGACTTGAACGGAAATAGAATTGATGCCAAAATTGTAAATACAAAATTTGGAGAATCTTGGGTTACATCTGATGGCATTTTTATCGGTTGTTCAAAAAAACTTAGTACACTTGAAAAAAAGGGTTATACTGTTAAGACTTTTGATGTAACGCTTAAATGCCAATATGCTGGTGCTACACGTAAAGATTATAAATGCATATACGGTTGGAGACCTTCTTTTACATCTATTGAAGAAATACTTATAGAATTGCCATTTGATGGTCATTACTATCATGGTTTAACTTGGATTAAATAACCACCGCCACGGGGCGCAGTATCCGACCAACTGCAATATTTAAAACTTCAAAACTAACTAACAATGGAACTAAAAATGTATTTAGCTTATGATGGTACTTTAATGATACATCAAGTTAATGAATCGGGCAAAGATTTGTTTTTTCAAGTCGATATTAAACGCGGTTACAATACCAACGAATCAGACTTGGATAATCACGAAGATGAAGCGGACTACTTCAAAGCCTTAAAAAATACTATTGCAGACAAATTTAACTTGGAAAAAGAATCATGAAAGTACAAACACAAATAACAGAATACGATAATGATAACAACGCTTATATCATTGAAATTACAGCCGAATATGTAGATTTTGAACGCGGTGAACGTGACAGTTTTGGCGTGCCTTTAGAGCCTGATTTTGACGCGCATTTTATTATTGAGGATATTTACATTGGCGATAAAAATTATTCTTTACACGAACTTGCACAGCTATTAAACTATTCTTTTAACTATGTAAGCGAAATGATACAGGATGCCATAGCCGATAAGTTAGAATCTGATTACGAACTATATAACGAACTACAATATGAAAACAATTATTATTAGTGCTTTAATTGGCATTTTATTCGGCTTAACCGCTGGCTTAACACTCGAAAAATTATATCTTATGTTAGCATTTGCATTTATTGGCGGTACATGCCTTGGAATCGGTTTAATTTTGTTAATTGATAAAAAGAAAAACAATTAGCCCGCTGCAGGTGCACTTGCATGGAACGAAGATAATACATAGGTATTCCAAATCGTATGTTGGCACAGTTAGCGTTCTGGGGATAATTTAAAAACGCAATTTTTAGTCAGGTGGCGGAATGGTAGACGCTATTACTTAATACGATTAGTATTATGAAGAAATATATAACTTACAGGTTCGAATCCTTGTCCTGACTATTTTTTTACAAACTAAACTACTAAACAATGAAAACAACACTTTTAATCTTAGCAGTAATATTATTTACTTCGGGAACATTCCCCGCGCTAAAAAAACAGCCTGCGCCAAAAAACATAGATAGCTACATAAAACGCTTTTTAAAGACAGCACAGAATGAAGCAAAGCTATTTAATATACCTGTTAGCATAACACTTGCACAGGGCATTATAGAATCAAATGCAGGGCGTTCGGGACTAAGCCTAAAGCATAACAACCACTTCGGTATAAAATGGAATCGCAAGGGCAAATATGCAGTTTACAAAGATGATACGCCAAAAGACCGTTTTCAAGTCTATAAATCGGCGTGGTGGTCATATCGTGCGCATAGTAAGCTATTGGTATCAAAAAGATATAAACACCTCACACGGCTAAATAGGTTAAATTATAAAGCATGGGCACACGGTTTAAAAAAGTGCGGCTATGCAACTGAAAAAAAATATGCTGAAATACTAATTTCTATAATAGAAAAATACGACCTTTGGCTTTATGATTTCCCGATTTTTCCATGACAAAATAAAAGGCGATGAATGGTATGTAGTTGAACAGTTGCCTATGGGTAATTACAAAGCTATTTGCACGCGTCAAACTAAAGTCTATAAGTTAGGCTGCGTTAGAAACTTTTTTTTTGATGATTATGAAATATGGACTAAGGGAAAATTAAAACCTAATAATCATTCTTTAACACTTAAAACAAAATACGATGGTAAACCGCGTAACACTAATCGGCAGGGTCGGAAAAGAACCTGAGCAAAAAACATTTGGTGAAAAGACATTAACAAAATTTAGCTTTGCGACATCTGAAAGTAGCAAAGACAAAAACGGCGAATGGCAGGAAAAAACACAATGGCATCAAGTAAGCTATTGGAATAACATCACAATTGAAAAGGGCGATATGTTATTCATTGAAGGCAAAGTAGAATATCGTGAGCATGAAGGCAAATATTATACTGATATAATTGCATCCTATTGCAGAAAAATAAACACGGGGCAAAAAGCCACGCCCGTAGAAGTTGAAGTTATTAGTAGCACTTCAAAAAATAATGATGCTGATTTGCCTTTTTAACTTGTAAATATTAAATAATTATCTTATTTTTATTTTAGTTTTAGTTTTCATTAGTCTTTTGGTTTGGACCGCCTGTTTTTTGAAGTTCAGGCGGTTTTTTTTAAAAAATAAGATATGTATTTTACCTTTGAGCAAGCGATGCAATTGATTAAGCCAAACGGCGCAAAGAATGCAAACTATGCTGCAACACGAATAAGACAGCTTATAAATTTTGGTTATTTAACTGAGGCAAAGCCCGAAATATTTGTAAAGCATTTTGATTGTTATATCAGTTTAGGCAATATAAAAACCGAAGGCTTAGTAAATGCCGAATCAGTTTATAATTATATTCAGCATCGCAGCGATTTAAAACAAAAACTTGGTAAAATACCTAAACAAAATCGACAAGTTAAGGCGATATTTTCAGATGAAACATTTAGTACGTTTATGTCAATTGATTCAGCATGTATATTTTTTGGAATTTCAAGACCTAAAATAATGCAAAGCATAAAGAAAAATAAAGCAATTGAAGTTCCGATAAGAACCGCTTTAAAAAATGACATAGATAGCGAAATTAAAACAGAATTGGTAAGATTTATATAGGCTTTATATCACTACAGTCAGTTTAAAACTGATTATCAAACTACAAAACAAAACAAAATGCTAACACTAAATTCTAATTCTTTAGCCGTTGTAAGGCTACAAATGCAATTAAGACAGCTTGACTTCTATGCTGGTTTAATAGATGGATTCTATGATGAAACAATGCGAAATGCTGTAATAGAATTTCAAAAAAAATATCAATTGGTGCCCGATGGAATTGCAGGACCAAAAACATTAACAGTTGCTAATACTGTTTGCGCTAATGGATTTCATACTTTGTTTTTACATTGTTCTGCGGGTCCTGAGTTTCGCGATGCTAAAGCGGAACAAATTATAGCGATGCACACGTTACCAGTTTCTAAAGGCGGGCGCGGTTGGTCAAAGCCTGGTTATGCCGATGTTATTGAAACAAGCGGTAAACTTGTAAACATTTGGAAATATAACGAAGATAATCTTATAAACGAATGGGAGCAAACATGGGGCGTATTAGGCACAACGCTACTAAATAGAAATGCCCGCCACGTTTGTTATATCGGTGGCATGACTGCTGATATGCGAATGCCTAAAGATACGCGAACACCTGGGCAATTACTTACAATGTATAACTATGTTCACGACATTGTAAAGCATAACCCTAAAATTATAATTGCAGGGCATAACCAAGTGCAAAACAAAGCATGTCCAAGTTTTGATGTTCCTAAATATTTGGAATCAATTAAAATACCTGCTTATAACATCGCTAATTGGTCTTCTAAACTAAAGATATGACACAAGCAGAAAAACACCGTTTAAAGCGAATTTTGGAATACAAAAAAGGCTATTTAGAAGCATTGTTATGGGTTCAAAATTCCGAACCTTATGATGAAGTTATAGAATTAAGGATTGACATTTATACAGATAAAATTGAAGAACTTGAAAACAAACTGAAAGGACATGACTAATGAAGAAAAAAAGGCGGCACTAATTGCAAAAGTTGGTGAGCAAAAAGTAAACGAATTAACCCAAAACATTTGGCTATTATTAGGGTCGCTAAAGACTGCAAAATATGCGATAGCGCAGTTTGAACCTAATAAGCTAAAGTTTGAAATGAAAAAACGTTTTTTAGATTTGCATACGGCAATAAACCTATTTGTTAATACGTTTGAAAAGGCTGCAAATCCCGATGAACGCGAACTGTTAAATACAACATCTTATGAAAACGTAGGCGCGGTAGCTGAATTGATAGCGATGGCGATAACGTTACCTGAATCTCAGATTGAATGGTATTTAGATGAATGCAAAAAATTAACTTATGTAGCGTTTAATAAATCACAAAATGAACTGCGTAGCGATAGCGGTCAATAAAATGTTTCCTAATCAGGATACAAGCGAATTTCATAATAGAACTTTAGGCGTTGGCATGGGTGATATTCAGCGCATGATACCTACTGATTTATCTGTATGGGCTGTATATTGCAACCATTACAAATGCGTAAATTTTGACCTAATAAGGCAGCTACCAAAAACAAATGATTATATCCCGTTATTTCTGTTTCATTCGCAAATGAATGATAGGTTTAGGCTACATTGTGAATTTGCGCTATGGGATAGAAACACGGTTATAGTCAATGACATAGAACATGATGCCGATTATTATTTTAAGCATAACAAAGTAGTGCAGGTAGCAGCCTTAATAAAATTTAAAACACATCAAATACTAATAGCGAAGAAATGACAGATTTACCGACATTTGAGGAAACATTCGAACGCCAATTATTTGAAGCTGGCGAAAACAAAATGTTTTATAACAACGGCTACATAATTATAAATGAACTTTGGCTTAGAAACTTTCATAAGTTAGCACAAACAGAAAAACCGCTGCATATCACTACGCAACGGTCTGAGAACACATGAAAACAAAAGAGCAAAACAGTAAATTATTCGCCTGCAGGTTTATCACTTGCAGGTTTTTTTAGCATATCTTTAGGGTTAGGAATAAAGCCTTTAAAGTAACCGATAATGTCAACGCCCGTAGTTTGTGAAACGTTCTCAAAGATAGATTTTAATTCTATGCCACAAACGAATAAAGCAACGTAATAAGATAGGGTAAATTCTAAGTCAAGCATCCAGGTAAAAACTTGACTACTTATAATTGCTAAACAATAATCATTCATTTTAGAAATGGTCCTTCTAAAACCCCTCGATTGTATTTTTTCGCCCAATGCTTTAGCTTTGCGAACGCCTGTTAAAAAGTCAATCAATAGCATGAAGCTAAGACAGATAATTAGCGGTTTTAAAATACAAAGCTGCATTTTAATTTCTGGCAGCACCTTCATAAAGAAATTTAGGGAATCGGAGGTAATCGTTAGGGAATCCATTAACTAAGTTTAATATATCGTGAAACAATAACAGCCGCTGGCGTACCTATAAAGATAAACCACCAGGGCAGCGGTACGAAAATTACAAAGAACGTAAATGTAAATAGTGCAACCCATGTACCAAAGCAAATAGGACAAGCGCCCGCCATAGACCAAGGATTATTTTTCATGTTGTTTTCAGTATCGTTATAAACGTGTTCAACTTGCTGTAGATAGTCTTTGTAAATCACGTCAGATTCTTCAGCGGTTTTATTTTCAAGTTGACCGTTTAAATATACATCGCGTTTTATTTTCCAAGCGTTGTATTTTGCCCACACGCGGTTTTTTTCTTTTGTTTCAAAGTCTAAGTAACGTTTAGAAATAAAAGCGCCATAAGCGGAAAATATACGCCCTGCATAATATTCGCCCTGAATTGGTGAACCTATGCAGTAATGTAAAAACACTATTGCACAGGCTGCGATGGGTATGAGTATTATAAGACTAAGCATTAGACAATAGTTGCATTATACCCT